TTTCCCAGCAGCAAGGACTGGCTCGGCCTTACCCGCGAGCTGACGGCGGGGGCCGGGCAGCTTCCGGGCGCCTCCCCGGGCATCGCGGGGGCCCCGTCCACGATCCCCCTCGACAAGTCGTCGTTCGAGTCGGAGGACACGCCGCACTGGCTGCCCGACGAGGCGATCCGCGGGTCGATGGCGAAGACCTTCAACATGATCCTCGGCCCCGAGGACGCGACGTTCAGCTACGGCGGCCCGGCGTTCCTCGACGTGGAGGGGTACTTCCTCGACAACGCTTTCGGGGACATGAGCAGCACCTACTCGGGGTCGTTCGCGGGGACCACGACGTCGGTCGCCGCCTACGCCGTCGGCGGGACGACCGCCACGGTGGCGTCGGGGACCGGGTTCGTGTCCGGCGGGTACGCGCAGTTCGGCACGTCGGCCACCGCCGAGGTGGTCGCCCTGTCGAACGTCGCCGGGTCGGTGCTGACGTTCGCGCAGTGCCCGCTGCGGTTCGCGCAGGGCTCCGGCGTCACCGTGTACGCGATCGGGACGGCGGTCACCAACCCGTTCACCCACACGTTCAACATCCTCAACAGCGCGCAGGGCTACGGCGGCGCGTACGGGGCGCAGCCGCCTACGCACACGTGGGGCGACTACCTCGGCCCCATGACCGGGCAGGGGTCCGGGGACGTCACCAACGCCTACGGCATGAGGTTGTATCCCGGGGCTTGCGTCGCCCAGATTGATTTCACGGGCAACAGCGAGCAGCTGCTCCAGTGCAAGGTCACCGGGACGTCCTGGCCGTCGACGCCGGCCGCGTCCGCGCCGACCAACGTGGTGTCCGCGGTGGTTCCGGTGGCGAACTGGCGGTCCATCGTCGAGACGGGCCTGCCCGGGTCGGCGACCACCCTCGGGTCCGTGCCCACGGTCGGCGAGTGGATGGTGTCGATCAAGCGGGAGCTGCAGGTCTACTTCACCGACCAGGGCGTCCAGACGCCGTTCATCATCGCCCGCGGGCCGCTCGACGCCACCGGGACGCTGAACTACACGGTGCCGAACGACGAGACGCCGTTGGAGCAGATGCTCCTCAACACGCAGCCGTCCGTGCAGATCGCGATCAACAACGGGCAGGCGGGAACAGCCCTGACCTACCTCGGGCTGACCCTCGCCCTGCACCAGGCGGCGTTCACGAAGGTCAAGCCCACGAGGTCCGCCGTGCTCGTCGGCTACGACGCGGAGTACACGGCGATCGCGAACTCGGTCAACGCGGGCGGCTCCGGGGGCCTCGGGCCGATTACAGCCACGCTGGTTAACGCGATTCCGACATATTAGGCCGCAGCAGGCGACCACTCCGGGCGGTAGTCCGGATGGTCGCTCCAGATCGAGGCGAGGTCGCGGAGGTCGGGGCACGGCCACCGCGCCGACGTCGTGTCATCGGGGTATTCGGGGTCCACCGGCCTGCAGTTGGCGCACACGGGCCACTGCCCCAGGGGCCTAGGCCTGTGCCTGGCCAAGACCGCCCGCTTGGCGGCGATGCTGCGCAGCGCACGCGCCGGGTCGTAGCGGGCGATGTAGCTGGCGTCCCTGTCTCCGCGCTCATAGAAGCCGGGCGTCCAGGTCACCACAAGTCCCGCGACGTCCATGATCCGCAGCCCCTGCGTGGGGTGCCGGTCGACATGCCACGGACCCACCAGCGCCGCCAGCGCCGTCGCCTCGTCCTCGTCCAGCCGCGCTCTGACGAACGCGGCGAGTTCCTCGCTCACTCGCTTATCCTCCCATCCCTGAAAGGCGTGATCAGTGCGACTTGACCTCCCGTCCGGGGGCTTCATCGAGTTCCGCGACAAGCTCGTCGCGGCGGACAAATTCGCCGTCCAGAACAGCCTCAAGTTCAAGGTCAAGGACGGCAAGGAGCAGGAAGTCTCGGGCGGCATCACCAACGACATGCGCAACGCACTGCTCGCGGAGACGATCACCGCCTGGTCCCTCGACGCCCCTCTCCCGTCGCAGGACCTGAAGAAGGGGATGGCGGCGATCGCCGCGATGGACATCGACGACTACAACGCCCTCCAAGAAGAGGTCGAGCCGCTCCTGGAGAAGGTGAGCTTCCGCCCAAATCGCGAGACGCCATCCGACTCCGAGGAATCTTCCTAAGCGCCGGGAAGCAGGACCTCCCCCTCCCCGAGGACATGCCGGCGGAGCTGCTGACGAAGCGGTGGTTCGCGAAGGTCTACGGCTGGTCCCCGGAGCAGCTCGAGCAGGCCGACCTCGACATCCTCACCTGGTTTCCCCTCATCGAGGAAGCCGAGCAGCACGCCCAAGAGGTCGAGCAGAAGCAGCAGGCGGCCCAGAACCGGGCCGGACGGTTACGGGGGTGTGTGGCAGGAGCTGACGAAGCACTCGCGAAGCTGAGGGCGCTCCGCGCCAGGACCCCCGCCGTCGCGGACCTCGCCGCGACCGCGATGGCCGCCGTCGCGATGCGGGAGGTGCAGCGGCAGCTCGGCCTCACCGAGCACTCCCTCGGCACGCCGACCCCGTCCGCGCCGGGAGAGCCCCCGTCCCTGGTGACCGGGCAGCTGCGCCGGTCGGTGCGGATGATCCCGAAGGGGAGGGCGCACGTCCAGGTCGGGGCGACAACGGTCTACGCCCGCATCCAGGAGCTCGGCGGCGACGCGGGCCGGGGCCACGCCACGCACCTGCCCCGGAGGCCGTACCTGGCTGCGGCGCTGAAGAAGGTCACCGAATCCGGGGCGCTCACCAAGGCGGCGGCGAAGGTCATCCGCGCCGCGCTCGAGGCCTGAGGCACCGGTGGCCGACTCCTTCCTCCCGCCTGCGGTGCTGGACATGATCGTCAACGCCGCCGAGTGGGCCGACGGCCTCGCCGAGGCGACGGAGCCGCTCGAGGCCATCAACGACCTGATGGCCGAAACGGGCGCCGCCGCCGGGGAACTGGCCACGTCAATGGGGGCCTCGGCTGACGGGGTGGCGGCGGCGCTCTCCGGCGCGGCCGATGCCGTCGCCGGGTCGCAGGAGGCCATGGCGGAGGCCGCGCAGGCGTCCGCCGCCGAGATAGCCGCCGCCGAGGCGATCGTCGAGGGCGCCGTCGAGCAGATGGCCGCCAAGGTCAGCGCATCCATGGGCGAGGTCGAGGCCGCCATCGCCGAGGCGGCGGACGCGAGCGCCCTGTCAAGCGCGCCGCTCGCCGCGTTCAACGACGGCCTGATGGCCGCTGCGGCGTCGGCGGGCGACCTCGCCGCGGCGCAGCAGGGGCTGAAGGCCTCGTCGGCCGAGACCGCGGACGCGGTCGCGCAGCTGGCCGGGATCCAGGCCGCGGCAGGCAAGGACAGCGACGAGTACGCGGCGCAGCTCAACCTGGTGGCGGGCGCCATGCTGAGGCAGGAAGACGCGGCGTACCAGCTGCGGAACGCCCAGGTAGCCGCAGCCGGGGCGGCGCAGGAGGCAGGAGGCGCGGCCGAGGCCTCGGCCGGGCAGGTGGCCGCGCTCGGAGACGCCCAGGAAGTAGCCGGGAAGCAGGCCACTGTCGCGGGCGGCGAGCAGAAGGCTGCCAGCGCCAAGGCGGCGGGCGGCCTGAAACTGTGGGGCCTCGCCGCCGTCGCGGGGGTCGCCATCAGCGTGAAGATGGCCGGCGACTTCCAGCAGAGCATGACGAGGCTGGTCACGTCGGCGGGCGAGACGCAGGGGAACCTCGCCCTGGTGTCGCAGGGCATCCTCGCCATGTCCTCGGCGACCGACACCAGCACATCCCAGCTGGCCTCCGGCATGTACATGGTGGAGAGCGCCGGGATCCACGGCGCGTCGGGCCTGGCGGTGCTGAAGGCGTCGGCGGAGGGCGCGCAGGCTGAGGGCGCGAGCCTGTCCGACGTCACGAACGCGATGACCAGCGCGATCAACGCCTACGGGATGAAGACCGGCACCGCCGCGCAGGCGCAGAAGTCCGCGAACTCCGTCATGAACGAGATGCTGCAGGTCGTCGGCCAGGGCAAGATGACGATGCAGGACCTGGCGTCGTCGCTGTCATCCGTCCTCCCGATCGCCGCAGCGAACAAGATCAGCTTCGCGGAGGTCGGCGGGGCGCTGGCCACGATGACGTCGATGGGCATGTCGGCCCGGCAGGGCACCCAGGACCTCGCGTTCACGATCCGCAGCCTCGGCAACCCGACCAGCGTGGCCACCAACGAGATGGCCCAGTTCGGGATCAACTCGACCGAGGTGTCCAAGAAGCTCGGGCAGCGGGGCCTCACCGGCACCATCAGCTACCTGTCCGACGCCGTCACCAGCAAGATGGGCAAGTCCGGCCTGGTCCTGGTCAAGAGCATGAACCAGAGCAAGGCCGCCGCCGCTGACGCGCAGACGATGCTGAAGCTGCTCCCCAAGTCGATCCAGGGGATCTCCAAGGCGTACCTCGACGGGGGCGCGTCCTACACATCCTGGTACAACGCGACCAAGGGCCTGCCGCTGACCGCGAAGACGATGGCGGACCAGTTCGCGAGCGTCGCGGGCAAGGCCCACGGCTTCAACAGCCTGCTCGCGTCCGGCTCGCCCGCCGCCCAGACCTACTCCGCGGCGATGGCGAAAATGCTCGGCGGCGCGACCGGATTGAACGTCGGCCTGATGCTGACCGGCGAGCACGCGAAGACGTTCAACGACAACGTCAAGGCGATAGCCGGGTCGGCGAAGGGCACCGGCGACAACATCAACAACTGGGGCCTGATCCAGAAGAACTTCAACTTCCAGCTGGGCAGCGCCGAGAAGGCCATCCAGGCGATGGCGATCTCGTTCGGGACGGCGCTGCTACCCGCCGCGACGACGGTGATGCACGCGCTCGCCTCGTTCGGCACCTGGCTGTCCGCCCACACCGCCGCGTGCAAGACCCTCGCGATCATCGTCGGCGTCCTGCTCGCGGGCGCGCTCGCGCACGGGCTGACGTCCGCGCTGAAGACCGCCGCGGGCGGGTTCAAGGACCTGTACGGCGGGGTCAAGGGGGCTGTCGGCTTCTTCCGGGGCGCGGAGGGCGAGACCTCCCAGTTCGGCAAGATCATGGGCGGGCTCGGGAGCGCCGCGAAGTCGGCGGGCTCGGTCGTCTCGAAAGCCTGGTCGGGGACGATGAGCGGGCTTTCCTCCGCCTGGTCCGGGATCTCGGGCGCGGCGTCGTCGGCGGGCACGGCGGTCGCCAAGGCGTGGTCGTCGTCGATGTCGGCGATCGGGAGCGCCCTGTCGTCGGCCTGGTCGGGGATAACATCCGCGCTCAGCTCCGCCTGGTCGGGGATCACCGGCATGGCGTCGTCGGCGGGCTCGGCGATCGCGTCGGCCTGGTCGTCGTCGATGACGGCGATCTCCGGGGCGGCGTCAGCGGCCTGGTCCGGGATCGTCTCCGGCCTGTCGTCGGTGGGCGGGGCGCTCGCCGGCGCGGCCTCCTCGGTGGCGGAGTTCGCGGCCGGCGTCGCCTCCCAGCTCGCCGAGGCCGCCGCGGCGACCGTCGCGTGGATCGCCGAGCACACCGTCGCCGCCGGCGTGTTCATCGCGGAGAACACGGCCATGGCGGCCAGCGCGC